TTGCAGGAATCGAAATTCAGCAATCCTTCTCCTAGAAGGCTGCTGGCGGCACGGGCTAGGAGTCCAACGTGCTCAGAATTGTTTCCAGTGTACATATAACGCATTTCGTCATCAGTGAGAATATTTTGCTTGGCTATATCCCACTCAGATTTTCCTTCCAAAGTCGCTTCTTCGGAATCATGAAGCTCAACAAACTTCTCAATAACGTACCGAACCATCCGGCGCGTTTTCTCATCACCCCATGAACATAAACGAATGCTCACGAGTCGAGTTAGCGTTTTGGAGGCACTTGGCACACCCTTCCCCATAGTCAGAATACTAGAGTAAACTCTGTTCGGATTGAGGTTGAAGATATACATGCCATCACGCTCACTCCATTGGAAGCCGAGTGATAAAAATCGTAATTGGTCAAAGCTACGTGGTTGCTCAGAGGGTGTCTCCAAGGTCACGCCAAACTTTTCCCACAGGTAAAAACCAACTTCTGGCCCCCTGAACCAACTCAGAGAGGTCGTGTAAGTTATGTCATCACCCATCACAACGGCTGAAACGTATTTTCGCCACATAGAAACAATGGTCATTGACGTGGTGCTCTTATTGAAAAGGCCTTCATTCGTTCCACGTTCCACGAATGCCAACATCAACATGAACAAAGCGAAAATCGAATTCAAAATGGATGTCAAGAAGTGACCACTGGGGCCACCACCGTTTCCACTATCACCCTTGAGATAAATTTCACCATCCTCCATGATAATAGGCGACATACTAAGCATAAGGCTGAGATTGTGCCAAATTTGCTTGTTTTTCACTGTTTGAAATTCTGGTTTAAGAAAGGTGAAGAGGAGGTTACAGATTGCCATGATAATCCAATGATGTTCATTAGCATCCATTTTTCCAACATCAAATTCCCAACCAACAGGATGTTGTCGCAAATATCGAGCCAGTCGATCCATCCCACCGTACCAAGGTGAGAATCCAAGTGCAATGTTAGTTGAAACATAAGTATGTTCCATGAACTTCTGGTTAATATTCAACATGAACATCTTGGTAATAAAAACATGCACTATACAAACCCCCAGAATAGTTCGGAGTTTGTCATCTTTCACTTTTTCGACAGCTCGAAGCTCAAGTTTGAGTTTTTCATCCAAGAAAGTTGACCAAGTTCCTTCAGGCAAATACTTCTCATAAACAAGTTTGATGTAGTCTTTGCCAGTGATAGATGAACCATGTAACGTAAAAACATGTTCTAAAAAGCTCTGCTTAGTGGCGACAACGCCACCCCAAAGCCCCCCTGGTGTCTTGGATAAATCAGAGTCTTCAATGACTTCATCAAGTGTCATCATTCGGGACCCTGACAACGCGGGTTGTAAGATCATACGAACAGCATTTAATGCTTGGTCCACATGTGGTGATGTTCTGCCAAGTTGTGGGTAACGCGCAAAACGTTTCATGCTCTCATATGCAGCGTTAATTGTTTTCCCACAAAGAATATTATCACG